GTGCTGAAGGCCGTCCAGCCCAATCGCCCCAAACTCACTGCCGAGGCCCCTGCGCTGATCGCCGAGGCGATCGCGGCCGATCATCGGCCCTCGGCGTCTATCCTGCGCTCACTGATCCACGATTGGCGCACCAGCCCCGAATGGCGAGGGCTCGGCACCAGCACGCGCAAGCTGTGGGGTGATCAGCTCGACCTCATCGAGAAACGGTGGGGCGATAAGCCGATCAGTGTATGGGACGATCCGCGCATGGTCGGCAAGGTGATCAAGTGGCGAGACGAGCGCGCCGCTACCCCGCGCAGCGCCGACATCGGCGTGACGGTGCTGCGCGAACTGCTCAAATATGGGCGGCTGCATGGCCGCGTCCGTATCAACGTCGCCGACGGCATCCCGAAGCTCTACAAGGGCGGCAACCGCCAGGAGATCATCTGGACCGAGGCGGACATGCAGGCCTTCACCGCCGCCGCCATCGAGCTCAAGCGCGCCCATGTCTGCGATGGGCTCCGCCTCGCCGCGCTCACCGGCCTGCGCCGCGCCGATCTCGTCTCGCTCACCTGGGCGCATTTGGGCGAAGTGGCGATCGTCAAGACGGCGCTCAAGAAGAGCCGGGGCCGGCGGCGCAAGGCCGTCGTGCCGATCACTGCGGAACTGGAGACGCTGCTCGCCCAGCTGCGCACCAGGCCAAGGAAGCCCGGCGTCCAGACCGTGCTGGTCAACAGCCACGGCCGCGCATGGACCGAGGGCGGTTTCACCGGCAGCTTCAATCTGATTCGCGACAAGGCCGACATCGCTCATGTCGAAGAGGGCGACGACGGCCAGCCGGTCCGGCGGCGCAAGCACCTGCACGACGTGCGCGGCACCTTCTGCACCCTCCTGCTCACCGAATGCGGCCTGACCGACGAGGAAGCCGCCAAGATCATGGCCTGGTCCCCCACCCGCGTCGGCCGCGTCCGCGACCTCTACGTGGACAGCGCCGCCATCGTCATCTCGCTCGCCGAAAGGATGCGAGCAAAACAAAAAGCAAAACACTCCACCAACTGCCCTTGGCGATAAGACCAAAAACACCGCGTTTTCATTGCGTTGAGGCTGGAGCGGGTAGCGGGGATCGAACCCGCATCACAAGCTTGGAAGGCATCCGAATTTTGAGGACTTAGGCGGCATTCAGAGCAAAACTGGGTCGATTTGCGATTAAGGTTATCAATAGCTTATCGAGAGAGAGCAAAACAAAATTGGGTCTGGCTCGCTTCTCCGTTCGATTTATGTTCTATTGCCGGGGACGCTAGCGGCAGGCGATTTTCAAGGGAACTATATACGTAAGTGACCCATTGACAGTGGGTCACAATATCGCCTAAGAAAGTGACACAGCAACGGAGCGTGTCACGTGATCAAGCAATTCGACAATCTGATGCAGATGATGGCGGCTTTCCCCGACGAGCAATCGGCGATTGACCATCTAACTGCTATCCGTTGGAAGCATGGCGCGTTCTGCCCTCATTGCGGCTCCACGAAAGTCTATCATTTTACCGATCAGCGCACCCATAAGTGCGGCGATTGCCGCAAGCGGTTTAGCATCAAGGTCGGCACGATTTTTGAGGACAGCAAGATCGAGCTACGCAAATGGTTCATGGCGATTTGGCTGTTGACCGCGCACAAAAAGGGCATCGCCAGCACTCAGCTCGCCAAGGATATTGGGGTTACGCAAAAGACGGCTTGGTTCATGACCCAGCGCCTACGCCACGCCGCACAGACCCCCTCTTTCAATCGTCCACTTCAAGGCGAGGTTGAGGTCGATGAGACGTTCATCGGCGGCAAGGAAAAGAACAAACACGCTTGGCAGCGCACGGGCGGGAAGCAGGGCGGCGCTGGCAAGATCGCCGTGCTCGGCATGTTGGAGCGCGAGGGTGAATTGCGGACTGGCGTGACGCCGGACCTGTCCGCTCGCAATGTGCAGTCAGTCATCCGCGAAAATGTTGCCCCCGGAACGGCGCTGATGACTGACGAGCACGGCTCATTCGTCGGACTGTCGGATGCCTATTTTCACCATCGGGTAAACCACAGCGCCGGTGAGTATGTGCGGGCGCAATGCCTCCACACCAACGGCATTGAAAGTGTCTGGGCGCTATTCAAGCGCCAGATCATCGGCACCCACCACTATCTGTCGCCTAAGCACATTTCGCGTTATCTTTCGGAAATGACATGGCGGTTCAATCGTCGTGAATTTGGCGAAGCCGAGCGCGTAAACGCATTGCTCGATCAAGTCTCTGGTCGCCTCACATACAAGGAATTGATTGCATGACCGGCGAAAAGCGCAATCCGCCATTTGGTCTCGACATGCCGTTTGATGAGGCGCTACTGCGATTTGCTCGCGTTGACCCAAAAGAACTAAATTCTGCGGCACCAACGCGAGTCCAACCCAGCGAAAGGATGCCCCCGTCAGTGCTCACTTGGCAGAAGAACCTCTCCACCACCGACGCGCAACAGCCGACCTCCGGGAGCATCGTTCCCTACCTGCGCCTCACAAGCGGGACGCTAGCGGCAGGCGATTTTCAAACGTGGTTCCGCCAACAGTTTTTCTCAAACGCAGCTTGGCAGGCGGGGCAGTTTAACAAGAAGGCTGTCGAAGAAGCGTATGTTCCTTTCGCCGTTACGGTGCAGGGCGTTGCCATGGGGACCATCCTGTTCCGGGTGACCCATGACGATACGCGAGAGCAGAGTCACAACGCCCCCAACACGTGGCTGCACTGGCCTGATCAGATGACGAGCATTCTGGAGAACAACAACTTCAGTGGTCGCCCCGTGGTGCTCACTCGCGACAATGCCGGATTGTTCAGCCTCGAAATTCAGTGAACCAGTTGACCCGCTAGCGCCCACTCGATGGCCTTGCGATATTCGAGTGCGGGGCTGGTAGGGCACGTTTTGACCTTGCAGCCTGAAACCTCCAGCAAACGACTCTCCGCCACGTCTATTAGGTCGAGCGCCCCGTTGCGGAACAACTCGACGTCCTCGTTCAGTTCGATGCCGATCGCGTTGCGCCCTTCAAGGGCCGCAGCGACCAAAAAGCTCCCCGAACCAAATGCGTTGTCGAGAATGACGTCGCCCGGCTCGGTATATGTGCGGATGAGATAGCGACCCAGCCCAACCGGTTTTTGGGTCGCGTGATAGACCGGTCCTTCGCTCTCGGCGGTCTTGTGGTAGATCACGTCCGTTGGATAGCGCCCCCCGGCGCTCTTGATATGGGCAGGTCGGAACTCGCCGTAGGAGCCGGTCAGCTGGTCTTTACGGACGCCTTTGTCGTAGGCAGCCCCGTCGCCCATCTGCGGCTGATACTTCGGTTGGCGCGGATAGAAAACGCAAACGTCCTCATGCTTGCGAAGCGGCTGCTTTTTGGCGTTCAGGAAGTTGGTCGGCTTGGATTTTTCCCAGACCAGCTTGTATTTGAACCACGCCTCATTCGAAAGCATTAGCCGGGCCGTGAACGGCCCTTGCGCGGTGAGGACGACTGCGCCCTGCGGTGCCAGGATGCGCTCATACTGCTCCCAGAGGCCGTCCAGTGGAATAACGCTATCCCAGCTATTCTGCGTGGTGCCATAGGGCAGATCGCAGAGTATCATATTGACGGTGGCGTCCGGAATCGCCCTCATGGCGGTGAGGCAATCAGCCTGAATGAGTGAAACTCTTGGCATGGCGTGTCTCCCTGACGCGCCTCTGAGCCTCTCTCATTATGGTTGTCAAATGGTTAAGCTGCTCTGAGGAAAGGATTTTTTCTAACTCCTTGCAAACTCAGGAAATGTTTATTTCCGTGGGTCACCAATGTATATAGGCCCCATTTTCAAACGTGGTTCCGCCAACAGTTTTTCTCAAACGCAGCTTGGCAGGCGGGGCAGTTTAACAAGAAGGCTGTCGAAGAAGCGGGCCCCTCATGATTGATAGCTTGATCGACGATTTCTGTTATGCTATCTGAAACAGGTCAACAGGCCCCACCGGCCGCCCACGGGAGACATTAAATGACTGACTTTCGCACTCCGCTCGATGCGGTAATTGCCTACAATCTGAACGATATTACGTCGGCGATGGCTGAAGACCTCGCAGCGCGAATCGCTGCCAAAAGTCTTGCTGCGCGCGTTGGCTATTCCAGCCAGAGTTGCTCGACCTATGTCGAAGTGGATGAGTTCTGCGTTCGCATCTCGGATCATGAGGCGCGCAGCTATAACCGCACTGGTGATTTCAACATCAGCGTGAACCCGCACCGCTATCAGGATGCCGCCGAACTTGTCTGGGTTCAGCCTGTCTACGAATATAGCGTCTGGGCCGACAGCGCTTGGGACGAGGACGGCGAGCCGACCGGCGAAGGTGACATCACATATGTGCGCACCAAAAATCAGGACGAGGGCGAGGATAGTGAACTCGTCGGCTATCTCATCGACCCGGCCGCGATAGATGCGGCGGTTGAGCGCGCAGCGGCATGGTTGACCGCGCGCGCGTCGACTGAGGATTTCGATGCTTGAGAAGCCGCCTGTTGGCGCGCAGTGCAACGGCTGCGGCCTGTGCTGCAGGGCCGAAGTCTGCTCGGTCGGTTCGTTCACGATGGGGCTGGTCGGCAACTATGGTGAGCGAGCGCCGGGTCCGTGTCCTGCGATGGTCGACCAGCCGGACGGCAGCGTGTCGTGCGGGATGGTTGCCCGACCCCGTGAGTATTCGCCGTCGATTGGTGGCGCGCACGAACTGCGCGAGGCGATCAAGATCATGATTGGCGCGGGCTCCGGCTGCGACGAACCAGGCGACAGCCCGGAAGATGCTGAAAAAGTCACGGCGCTTGGCCGCCGCTATCTCGAAATTCAGGGGCCGGAGCGCATCGAGCGCGCGGTCAAAAGGTGGTTCGGAATATGAAAGTCAGGACGAAATCAACCGGCTACAGGCAGGCCGCGTGGGATCGCTTGCGCGAGCGGCCCTATGAAAGCGTCAAGGCGCTTGCTGATACCATCGGATGCAGCGCAGATGGATTGCGCAGCTATATCGCGGGCCTGGTCGATCACGGTTATTTGACCCGTGACAACGTCGGCGCGATCAGCATTGCGCGAAATACCGGCGATCGAGCGCCATCATACAGCGTCCACACGCGCGAATTCAGGGACTGGAACGTCGATCCGATCATGACCGCGGATCAGCTGCGCGCGATCGTCGCGGCGTCGGGTCTTTCGGTTAGCGATTGGCTGCGCGCGATCGATCACCATCCGTCAGAATCGACGAGACTGCGCCAGATGATGAATGGCCAGCGCCCGGTGAGCACAAATATCGCGGAGGCGGCGGAAATCTTCAACCAAGGGGGCAGAAACGATGCGTGATTTTATCCGCTACAGTCTGCCTGCCTCGCATGTCTCGATCGGTGCGCCGCGATCCTTGTGCCAGCCGCACACGCGCTTGAGCGCATCGCGACAGTCGCGGCCCGCCAGCAGCACGGCCTGGTCGAAGGCCAGCCCGGCAGCTGGATCGACGGTCAGCGTCTCTTCGCTCTGAACAGCGGGTTCGATCAGGCAGACCAGATCACTGACAGGCGGGTGATCGCTCACCGTGCGCACGAGCGGCCTGCTGCAGCCGGACACAGCGATAGTAAGCGCGGCGAGCATCATCAGAACTTTTCGCATTGGTGGTCACCTTCTCGATCTGGGCCGCCTCGGTGGCGGCGCGGGTGCTGTCTGCCTGGCGCTGATCGGCCGCCTTCGCGTCGGCGGCGCGGCCCGCCGTCTGCGCATCCAGATTCGCGGCCGCGTCGTGGGCCGTCACGATCCGCCGATCATACGAGCATTTGGCGAGGCAGAGCCCGGCGAGCGCGATCACGGCGGCCAGCGCGATCAGCAGCGGCTTGGCGAAGCGCTTAGGAATGCCAAGCCCGATCAGCCGGGCGATGATCCATGTCATTGGTGGGGCTCCCTCATGGGCGGGGTCACGGTCGTCTCGGTCACGACCTTGGTCTGTTGGGGCGGATCGTCGTCATCGCCGCCCTCGGCCGAGAAGCGCACGGGGCCGACGCTGCCCGAAAAACTGCGGCGGTTGATGGCGAAGCCCAGCGCGAGCAGCACAAGGCCGATGATCAGCAGCAGCCCGTAGGCTATGTTGCCGAGCTCGCGCGCCCGACCCCAGCCAGCGAGGATCGAGATGATCCAGCCCAGCAGCACGGTGAGCACAGCGCCGCCCGCGATCGAAGCGACGAGCGCGATCAGCGCGCGCCAGTCGCGCGGCGGCCAGCCGGGCAGCATCATGACCACTGCCCCGCGCTGAACGAATCCTGGAACTGGATGGCGAGCGCCGCGATGGCGTCGGCCTTGTCGCTGCCGTTGACGATCGCCCGGGCCCCAACGAACTGCGCGTAGGAGCCGCGCTCGGCGGGCAGGGCGGCGGGCAGCGACCGGCCGGTGAACCAGCCTTCCTCCATGCCGCGCACCATCACCGCCGCCGCGACGCTCGGCTCAAGCGCCTCGTCGGGATCGGCGAGCAGCGCGCCGCCCATGCCGAGCGCATCGGACGCGTGCTGATAGTTCTTCTGCCAGGTCAGCTGGACATAGCCCCGGCCATAGAAGGGCGAATAGCGCAGGCCCTTGCGATAGTTCGTCGCTGCCGGTTCGCCGAGATAATAGGCCTCGCGCACCGGCTGCATCGACTTCGCGGTCTCGTGCGCCGCCGTGGCCATGCCATAAGCCGCCCAGGCGATCGACCAGCCCGCCGCACCCATCGCATCGAGCAGCAGCGTGACACCGTCCACCTGCGGCTGCGTCAGCCGGCCGCCGAACACCGAATGTCGGATCGCCGAGAAGAACGCCTCGGGATCGCGCAGCCGGCGCGGCGGCCGGGCGCCAAGGCCAAGCGCCGCCGCGATGGCGCTGGCCGTCTCCGGCCCCCACACGCCGTCGGCCTTCACACCGACCTTGCGCTGGATATCGACAAGGGTCGCGGTCATTGCGTATCGCCTTTCTGATCGTCGATCAGGTTGCGGGCGCTCCTGACGGCCTGCACCGCATTGCGCAGTTCGCCCTTCGCGTCATCTCCGCGCATCCGGCGCATGAAGGCGCGCGCGCGTCGCTCCGCCGCCCGGCGCTCCGCGTCACTGTCCGACGACAGCAGCGCATGAATATGGTCGAGCGCCTCCTCCAGATGCGCGAGGCGCGCTTCCATCGGGCGCAGTGCGGTGATCTCGATCTTGGCTTCGGCAAGCTCGTTGCGCAGCGTGCTCACCAGCTCGAGCATCGTCTTCGTCCAATGCTGCTCCATCTGCGCGTCGATATTGCGATCGACGCTATGATCCGCCGATCGGTTGCGGAGCCACTGGACGATGACGTGGCCGAACCATCCCCCGGCCGCCAGCAGCGCGCCGGCGGGCAACAAATCCTCGGTCAGTGTCATTTGGCGGCGCCCGAAAAAAGGGCGTCGAAATCGGCAACCGCCTTCCTGGCCGCGTTGAGCATCCGATCGGACGCGTTCTGGATCATGTTCGCCTCGTCCGCCTGCTTGACCAGCCGCGCGCGCAATGCCGCCAGCGCCTTGGGATCGATCGGAACGGTCGGCGTCGGTGTCGGCGTTGGCGTCGTCACCGGCGGCGCGCGAAACTTTGCCAGCCAGGACGCGACCTCGGCGTCGACCTGAGCCTGCGTCGCGTCGGTCACCACCATGTTGCCGCTGTTCACGGCCGAGGCGGGCAGCTTGATCCACGGGCGGATCGGCCCGCCCTGCACCGCCGGGCCGCCGATCACGTTCAGGATACGGTTGTCGGTGGCGGTCAGCCCCGTCGCGCCGTCGTCGAAGAAAATGCCATTCCACAGCGGCGAAATGATCAGGTTGCGGGAGAGGATGAAGTCCGCGAAGCCGAGCTGGCTGTCGCCGCCAAAAATGCCCTGGGGCCGCTGCTCGGGCGCGCCCTCGATCAGATTGTCCTCGACCCGCACATTGGCGCAGCCACGGATGGCGCTGGCCGTCCAGAACTGGATGCCGTCGGGGTGATCGCCCGCGCCGACCGTGAAACGGACGAAATGATTTTCAAGGATCGTGGCATCGCTCGTCGCGACCACGTCCACGCCCTCGCGCAGATCATGAAAATCGTTGCGCTCGACATTCACATCGCTGCAATTGTTGAGCATGACGCCGACCTTCAGCACCGAGAGATCGCAGCCGCTGATCTCGATGCCGGCCGCGCCGTTGGCGACAGAGACGCCGTAGCCGCACTGCGCGCCGGGCGCGCCGACGCCGACCAGCTTGACCCCATCAAGCGCGAAGCCCGAAGCCGCGAAAAACTCGATCGCCGGTTGCCACTCCACCGCGCCGGGCGGCAGCGCGATCGTCCCCCCGGCCAGGGTCACCGGCCTGGCGAACTTCATATTGGTCAGCCGCACCGCCTCGGTGATCGAACCCAGCTCGACGGTCTCGCCGCCCACGCATTTGGCCAGCGCGGCCGCAAGGCCCGCCGCGGTCGTGATTGCAGTCATGGGTGCCAGTCTCCGCGGATGCAGTGGGTGAATTCGTGCCCGAGCCATTCGGGCCGGTAGGTGCGCGCGGGCTCGACGATATGGATCGTGCAATGTCCGCTCGGGTTGACCGTCGCCCAGGCCATCAGATCGCCGCCCTCGGCGCGCACGCCCTGGCGCTGGGCGACCGCGCGCAGCTCGGCCTGCGACCCATAGGTGATGACGCTGACCGTCGCCGTGTCAGCAACGAAGGTCGCGTTGCCAAATTCATAGCCGTCGGCGCCGGTCTGCCCGCACGAGGCGAGCGTCAGCAGCGCCGCAGTGAGCAGCGTTCGCATCGTCATTCCTTTCACGAAAATCAGTCGGGGGGATTGCCCGCGAGCACCGACGCCGCCCGCTCTACGGTCAGCAGGCCCGCCGACTGGAGCGCGGCGATCCCGGCGATCAGCAGCGGATCGCTGAGCGAAACCCCGTCGGAAAAACCGTTGAGCACGTCGAGAAAATCGTCGATCTGATCATTGACCCGAGCCGCTGCACGGATCGCGACACGCTCCTCGGCCGTCATCAGCAGTTTGAACCGCCCGACCGTCATCAGCGGAGCCGAAGCAATCGTGTAGACGAAGGCGCGCCGCGCTGCCGACCACTCGCACAGTTCGCCCAGCCCCAGCGCTTCCTCGATCACATATTCGCCGTCCGCCGCTGTCGGCTCGGCGGCGAGACCGGTGGCGATCATCACGCCGTCGCTCTCGCGTATAATGGCCCAGCTCATGATGGCTTGATGAAGCTGGTCGTGCGGTCCACCGTAATCGCTCCTCCGGTTTTCGTCACCACAACCTGCAGGTCGAAGACCAGCTTGGCTCCGGTCGAATTGGTGTAAGTGCCGGTGATCCCGATGCTGGCAGGATCGAACGCGGCGACCGGTGATGAACCGCTTCCGCCCGTCATCACCGACCATGATCCGGAGCCCGATGGCGCAATCTGGATTTGCATCGACACGCTGCCCGCCGCCGCCGACGACACGGTGTTCAGATTGCCATCGACCGACAGCGTCTGCCCCGGATCAAGGCTGATCTGCGACGGATAAACTGCCGTGATTGTCGGCGCGCCGCCAAAGGCCATCGCCGGATAAGACGGGCTCGGCGAGACGCCCGGCGGCCCCTGCGGGCCAGGGTCCCCCTGCGGCCCCGGATCGCCCGCCGCGCCGTCCGCCCCGGCCGCGCCGACCGCCGCCCAGACCACATCGGTCATCGCGACGTCCTGGTAGAAGAACATCGCCACCAGATTGAGCCGCACCGTGTCGGCGACGACGGCGGCCGTCGACCAGCTCGATCCGTCGGGCGCGACGAAGGTCGCAGTGCGTCCGTCGGTCGAGACCGCGCAGATCTGGCCCCAGGCGAAAACACCGAAGTCGTGGACGATGGCGCCGTTCACCCAGGCATAGACATGCGTGTCGCTGCTGTGGTGGATCACGTAGGTCGTGGCGCCCGCCGGGCTGGTGACGACGGCGTCCGGATCGTTGGTGATCCCGACCATCTGGTCGGACGAGAGCCGCGCCGCCGCATAGCCGACGCCGATGAAGCTCTCCTGCGATTTCGCCCGGCCGTTGGTTGTCCAGGCGTCGCCGCCGCTCGTCTTCACGATACTGTTCGGCGTGGTGATGGTCGTGCGGGAGACATTGAGCAGCGTGAAGGCGCTCGCCCCCGCCGGGCCGCTGGTTCCGCTCAGATCGCCCGACGTCACCGGCCCCAGCACCCGCTGGTAGCCCACGACGCCGCGCGCGCGATAGCTGATAGCCACCTCATAGCTGGTGGTCGGCGCGACCCCTTCGGTGATGTCCTTGCGCGTCGCCGCCGCATCGATCGTCGCGACTGCGTTCCAAGCGGTATCGCCCGCCTTGCGCATCTCGATCACGATCGCGTCCGCGCTCGGATTGTCGGTCGCACCGGTCAGCCGGATACCGGGCAGCCCGACCCCGCCCGATGTCAGCGAGACGCCGACCACGCTCCATGCACCGCTGCCCGGTGCATCGGGGATACCCGGGCGCGCCGTGATCCCTGGCGTCGTCGGCGCCACTCCGGTGCGGCCCAGCGCGAAATCATGCTTGGCCGCCGTCTCCGATCGAAAGGTCAGGGTGAACACGCCGGTGCCGGGCTCGAGCGACCGGTTGATGATCACTGCCGTCTGTCCGTTCAGCCCCGCCTCGGGCAGGTCGAGGGTCAGGCAGTCACCCACACGATAGACCATCCAGGCCGGTTTTAGCGTCACCTCGATCGGCCCGAACTCGCGCGCGTTGACCACCTCATAGGCCGCCAGCTCGGCCGCCTGGTCCTTGTCCTGCACCAGGATCAGGTCGGTCTCCTTGGTCCGCTGCTCGCCATCCTCGGTCACATAAGCGGCGACCCGCACGACATTGCCGGAAACCACCTCCCAGTCGTTCGCCTCGCTGCGATAGCGCGGCGTCACCCCGTTCACCCGCTCGCGCCGCGACTGCATCGCGGTCACCTTGATCTCGCCATCGGCAAGATCATTCTGCGTCACGGTCGCGAGCGCCACCTTGGGCGCGTTGACGAACGCGGAGAGCATCGCGGCCTGGCGCACCGGCTCGCCGCCGCCCGCCTGCGCGAACATCTTCATGACGTCCCATTTATCGTCGGCCGAACTGACCACGCCGCCGCAGGTCCACCCATTGGCATCGGCCACATTGGCCGCGTTGACGAAGGCCGCCACGTCGATGCCGTCAATCGGCATCCCGACACCGAGCGTACGCTGCCCCCCGCTGTGCCGCCCGATCGCCCACGTCAGGGCGTGCAGCCAGGGATTCTGCGACCACTCCCACGTCGCTTCGCTGTTCCAGCGATGCGCGCCCGATCCGCCCGGATAGCTGCTGTCCTTGCGCGGATCATAGACCTTCACCCATTTGCCGATGCGGCCCGGCTTGGGGATCTGGCCGTTGACGAACACCTTGCCCTTCTTGTCAAATTTCAGCGTCCACAGATCGGCGGCAAAGCCCGACAATTTCGCCGACGCTCCCCATCCCGGCAGCCCGGCGAAGGGTGACGCCAGCGCGTCGGCCTCGGGCTGGGCGCCCAGCTGGCTGTCCAGCCACATGTAATCGTGGAACCCGCCCACCGCATTACCGCCCGAAAACGTCGTCGGCACCTTGTCGACCAGAAACGCCTCGAACGAATCGATCGGCCCGGCAGCGGTGTAAATCGTCACGAACGATTGATAGGGATTCTCGCTGCCGCCATAGCCCGCCTGGTGGACGATATTACCGGCCGTGAGCGTGCGGCCGACCGCGTAGGGCACCCCTGCCTGCGGGTCGGCCTTCCAGCTGGTCTGCTGGCCCTGAACGCTGCCGCCCGGCGGCTTCGCCAGCAGCGAGCTCGCCGCGCTCAGCGCGGTGCCCGCGAGCGCAAGCGCGCCTGCCGACACGCCGAGCAGGCTCGCGCCGATCCCGGCGACCGCCGGTGCGGTCACCGCGACCCCGCCCAGCGACGCGCTCACCGCGCCGATCGCCGGCGCGGCGCCGATACCAGCCGTCGCGACCGTGATCGCGACCACCGTGACGATCGCCCCGGCAATGGCCAAGACCTTGCTCACACCAGCCTCCATGCTGTCTCGAACCTCAGCGGTTGCATGATCACCGCCCCTTCGGCCTCTTCGTGCCAGCCAAGCACCCGGCCATTGCCGACCGCGATGACAAACGCGCCGAACGCGTCGTTGCCAGGCAGAAGCATCAGATCGCCCATCATCGCCGCCGCCGGGGCGATACGGGGGAACTGCGCGTCGGCGGCCTCGCTCAGCGTCTTGAAGCCCAGCCGCCCCAGCGCGCGCTTCGCCCCCATAGCGGTCTCATAGCCGCCCATTTTCGCCGCCGCGAAGGGCAGGCCCAGCGCCTTGAGATGAAACACCGTCATCTTGCCGCAGTCGTCCCGCCCCCAAGCGAACGGCCGCCCAAAGAAGCGGTCGCGCGTCGCCTGCGTCGCCTGCTGGCGAAGTTTCAGGATATGCATCAGCGCAGCTGCACATATTGGTTGAAACCGCCGCCAGCGCCACCGCCGCCGCCCGCGTAGCTGACCGATCCCTTGGGCGCCGCCTGCCCCCAGTAAATGTCGTTCTGGACCCCGGTGATATTGTCGAGGCCGGTCTCGCCAGCCCACACCGCCTTGTGCCAGGCCGGGGCGAGCCGCACGCCTTCCTGATTGTCGAAAAAATATTCAAACGCCGAGACGCAATCGAAATCCAGCGAGCGCGCGCCCTTGCCGATCGTCAGCGTCGCCTGGTCGAGCACCCCCAAAAACTGCACGATCGGATCGGCGATCACCGACCCGCTTTCCGGCACGAATGCGCCGACCACAACCTTGACCGCGCTGCCCTGCGCGGTCGGGCTGGTCAGGTCGGCGGCCGCCGCCGTGCTGGCGGGCAGGAAGGTGAACGACAGTGCGGGTGCCTCATCACCCATGCCGTCGCCGATCGCCTCGATCGCCGACAGAACGCCATAGGTCGCGTCGCGCCCGGTATAGCTGCCCCCGTCGAACGACAGCGCACCCGCACCGTCGAGCACCCGGATCGTGTGCCCCGGCAGGTCGATGCGCAGCGCGCCGAACAGGTTGGCGATGCGCTGCTTGAGCGCGGCCTCCATTGCCGGTGTCGCCATCATTCGGATTCCGCGATCGTGACCGCAAAGGTCGTGTAGGGCTCCAGCATCGCTTGCCATTCGATCGCGCCGACGATCAGCCCCTCGATCATCGGCGCTGCGATCTCCACGACGTCACCGATCGACAGCGCGGTCCTGAGCATCGGCGTGATCGATAGCGTCACATGGCCGGTCCCGTCGGCGGTGGCGGCCGCCGTGACACGGTGCAGATAGCGCCGGCCAGCATGGATCAAGGACAGCCATTGTCCGACGATCAGCGCATAGCCGGGTGTCAGTCCGCCCAGATAGACGGAGGTTCCGCCGGTGGTGGCGTTGGCCACTACCGGCGACCCAGGCGATCCGGTGGCGAAACCGTCAAGCGGCACCGGATAAAGCACGCCGGCGGCCTTGGCCTGTTCGAGCCGCGTGGTCCACAGCATCGCCTGCGCACCGCTTTTCACCGGCGGGAAGGCGAGCGCCAGCTGATAGCGATTGCCCAGCCGGTTGATCCGCTGCACCGGTCCGCCGAGCGACGGGCTGATATCGCCGCCGAAATCGAGCGGGGTGAAGGTGAAGCCGCTGACCGGCGGCTGCGACGGCAGCGCGATCGAGCTCATCGCCCCATCCTCCGACGCAGCTTCTTCGTCGCGTTGCTTTGTGCCAGCTGCGCGCCGCCGACCACCGCGGACTGCCCGATCGGCGCGGCGATGCTGACCACCTTGGCGTCGAAATAATCATTGGCCTGGACGTGGACCACCACCTGCGTCGGCCCGCCGCCGAAGCGGCCATTGGGGATGATCGTTCCGGCAATTTTGGGCACGAACAGTTCGGGGCCGCGCTCGCCGACCAGGCTCACCTTGCCGACCGGCGGATCGCCGCCCCCGGCGAAGCCGAGCACATTGCCCAGCGAGCTGCTGAACAGGCTGCCCAGCGACCCCGAACCCTTGCCGCTGAGCAGCCCGATCGTGTAACGCGCCGCGACCTGCGAGATGACCTCGAAGCCGATCTGCTTGAAATCATTCCACACCGCGCCTGTTCCGCGCGAAAACAGGTCCTCATAGAGGCGCGCGGTCGATCGGACTGCGTCGGCCTGGCGCAACGCCAGTTCGTCGAGATGAGCCTTTTCTCTCTCGAAGGCAGCATCGCGCGCCGACTCGATCTGAGCGATCTGCTTGTCGAGATCGCCGGGATCGACCCCCAGCTCGCGATAGAATTTTCTCGCCCCGTCGGCCGCGTCCTTGTCGCGATCCGAAAAGCCGATTTTGTCAAGCGCATTGCTGGCGCCGATCGCACCCTTCGTCAGATCATCGATCAGTTTCTGCAGCGCGCTGATCTCGGACTTGCGGCTGCCGCCGCGTCCGCGGCCGCCGCCGCCCGATGCGTTCAGCGAGTCTATATCGCCCAGCGTCGGCGCGCCCCTCGCGCCTCCGCTTGCGGCTGAATCGACCGCCGCCTGATATTTGAGCACCGCGTTTCGTTGACGCGTGAGGGCCTGGAACTGCCGGTCGAGACTGGCATCGCTGGCGGCGGTCGCAGGAGACGTGGTCTCGAAGAGACCGCCAAGATAGGAGGTTCGCCCGCCCCGGCCCGAGGCCCGATCCTTCACATTCTGGTCGAGCTGACTCTGGATGCTGGCCAGGAGCGTCTGCCGACCCGACGCCGAACGGATGAGCGCTTCAGCCGACTGGTTGCGCGTGTCCTGCGCGCCACCGTAGAGGCCCCGCGCATTGTAGAAATTCTTGAGCGCCTGGGCACCGCGCAGGGCGGACACCACGACGGTCTCCAGCGCCCGCGCCAGGTCATAAATGGCTCCGGCATTTTCGGCCACCGCCGATGCGATCCGCGCTTCGAGCACTTGTTTGAGTTCGGAAATCTTGTCGGCCGCCGCATCCGCGTCCGCGATCAGCTTATCGTCGAGCACCAGGCCGAGATCGCGCGCCGACTTGGTCAGTTCGCTGATCGCGGCCGATCCGCCGGACAGAAGATTGTCCAGCTTCTGCCCTGCCTTGCCGAAGAGCTCGACCTCGATCGCAGCGCGCTTGGCAGGATCATCGATCTGTTGCAGCGCATCGGCGATTTCGGGAAGCAGCTGACCGGTGCTTTTCGCATGACCGCTCGCATCCTGAAGGCTCACGCCGAGCGCGGCGAACAGCTTTTGCGCCTTCGCCGATCCGGTTTCAGCCTCGCCGATCGTCCGGGTCAACTTGGCAAGGCCCTTGTCGAGGTCATCCTGCGAGACCCCGACCTGCGACGCCGCATAGCGGAAGACCTGCAACTGCTCGGCGGTGACGCCGAGCTGCTGCGCCACCTCCGCCAACGAAGACGCATAGTCCAGTGCGCGCGAGCCCGCCGCTGCGATCGCACCGACGCCGATGGCGGCGAACAGGCCAGTGACGGCGCCCGTGGTCGATAGCAGCGACGCGCGCAGCTTGCCCAGCCCGCCGTCGAGCGAGCCGAACTTGCGATCCACCTGATCAAGCCTGCTGTCGGTGCTGCGCTGGAACTCGGCGACGGCATTCTCCGCCTGCGCCAGGTTCGAGCGCAGCAGGTTCGTCGTGGCATCGATCTGCAGCAGCAGCTGGCGCACGTCATCGGCCATTGAAGGTCACCTCAGTCGTTTGGTTTTTCGGTGAGCACTTCGATCGCCGCGAAGAATTCGTGCGGCGTCGCGGCCCAGAAGGCCGCCGCTGTCCAGCCCAGGTGGACGGCGGCCAGGCCCATCATGCGGCGGCGGGGGTCTCGACCGTCGTCCCCGCCGCCTTCGCTTCCCCCGCGCCGGTGTACCCGCCCGTCGCCGCCTTGATCAGCAACAGCTCCAGACGCTTGAGCGTCATCAGATAGCCGCCCGGCTCCTCGATCATCAGCTTGTGGATAGTCTCGGTGCGGTAGTTTTCGGCCAGCGCATCGCCGGCGGCGCGCTTCGCCTCGCGGATGCATTCGGCCAAGATGATCGCCGCATTGCCGCTATGCAGCGCGCCGACCGACGCCTCCCCGGCCAGCTGCACCACCGACTTGCCCGTTCCGCGCTCGAACCGGTCGATCGCCTGCCAGGACGGGCGCAGCGCCAGCTCCTCCCCGCCCAGCGTGATCGCGAGCTCGCCCCGCGTCTCGTTTGCGGCGCTCATGCCAGCGTGTCCACGGTCGGCGCGGCGGCGAGCGACAGCTCGATCGACACCGCGACGCCTTCGTTCTGGTTCAGGTTCGTCGACGAAATGTTGGTATACATCGCCGCCTGGAACACGACGTCGCCCGGCGTCGCATAGGGCGCCTTGCGGATCTGGTAGAGTTCCGAGGGCGTGGTCGGATCGTTCGACAGCGTCTCGGCGCGCGTATAGCCGGTGGCGTCGGGCAGGTCGGGGATCACCGCGCAGCTTACCGTCACCGTACGCAGGCCCGGGGCCGACAGGCCATAAGGCGCGTCGGACTTGGAGGTCAGATCGATCGTGCCGGCCTGGCGCGCGATCGACAGATTCCCCTGGCCCTTGATCTCGTTATAGGTGCCGGCCGTCGTCGACTGGATATACAACCGGTAATTATTGGCCAGTTTCTTCGCCATTGTCTGTCTCCCAAAATGAAAGACCCCGCTGGCGAGGCGGGGTCAGGATCGTCGAATTGTGCGTTTGGTCGTTCGGTCGCTCAGGCGGGCTGCGCGAAGATCAGGAAGCGCTGTGCGCCGTAATAAGTGACCCCATCATCCAGCAGCTGCGTGGTCGTGTTGAGCAGAACCGGCGCCGAGAGTTCGGCACCCGCCTGGGCCGGCAGATCGACAGCGTCCAGCGCCGCCCGCACCTGCTCCTGCAGGGCGTTGAGCGGCTTGCGCCCCGGTCCTGCGATCACCGTCACGATATCGATCTCGTGCCGCTCGAACCGGCTGTCCTTGCCGCCGATCGGCTCGATCGCGCCTTCGCCCACGATCGCCACCGGCGGTGGCTGATTTTCCGGCACATGCTGGAACACCGGCGCGAGCGTGACGCTGCCGCGCAGCGCCTCGAACAAGGCCGTCTGAACGGCGGTGGCGAGATCAATCATCACCCACCCCCATCGCCGCCCGGCGCAGGATCGCGTCCATGACGCTGCGCAGTTTCGGCACCTCATTCTGCCGGAAGTCGCGACCCCGCCCGAACACGAAATTATAGCGGTTGCGCGGGATCGCCCGGATATTCATGTACGCGCCCTTGCGCGGCCCGCGCCGGATCATCACCCGCTTGGCCTTGCGGCCCTGGTCGAGGATATAGCCGTAATAATAATCGCGCTGCGTGCGCTTGGTCAGCAGGCCGATCCGCAATCGCAGCGATTTCGGCAGCAGCTTGTAGGTCAGCGCCGCCGCGAGCTCGCCGGTCTTGCGCGGCGTCTCCGCGCGCGCGCGGCCGAGCAAACGTGCACCCGCCCCGTCGAGGAAGCTCGCCACTTCCTCGCGCGCCGCCTCGGGCAGTCGGCGCAGCAGCCGGCGGAACGAGGCCGCGCCTTTCAGTCGAGACCGGCTCATTGCGCACTGTCCGTGCTGCACAGCGCCACGAGCGTCTCGCGCGTGCCGGTCGGATCCTCGATCGACAGGATATTGAGCGCGCGGCCATTGTGAACGAAGCGATCTCCCGTCGTCGGGCGGTCGGGGCGCCACCTGATCTCGACGCGCCAGTTCTGACTGGCCAGGAGCGTTCCGGCCACGAGGCCTTCCTTGCCCCCCGTCGGCGTCACCTTGGCCCAGAGCGGGCGGACCGCCGCCCAGCTGCGCGTATATCCGCCAGCACCGTCGGCAACGTCGCTTGCCCGCTGCCACCCCACACGGTCGCGAAGCGCCCCTGCGTCGATCATATGATCCACCGGCGGAAGGCGGAGCACAGCGCCAGCGCAGCCTTTTCGGTGCCGCCGTCCAGTCCGCCGGTCGCGCGATTCTCGTAGAGCCCAGCGATCACCAGCAAGGCTGCCTGACGCAATTCGTGCGGCACCAGCGCGGGGGTGGCATAGCCCGCCGTGACGCTGACCATCACCGCATCGTCCACCCGCTCGGTGAGTGGCCAGGCCGAGCCGATCACGGGTTTGATCGTCGCAGGGCGGATCATAAGCGATGCGCGATAGCTGGCCGGATCGAGCAGCGTTACCACGCCTTCGGCGTCGCGATATTCGATCGAATCGACGCTCGTCACCGGCCACGCATCCAGCGCGATCCGCGCGAAGCCGTCGAACGCTTCGACGATTGATCGGTCGCTCAGCAGATGGCCGGTCGTTCGCTCCACCCATTCGATCGCCGCCGAACGGATCGCCTCGATTAAGTCATCTTCATCGTCGCGGTCGATACGCAGATATTGCTTGATCAGATCGAGCGGCAGCAGCACCGCTTCTCCCAGCGCGCCCTCGCCCGCAAGCCGAAGCGCGGCCAGCGACAGGCTCGCCCCCCCGACGATTGCCGGGGCCGCCGCGCCGCCAAGCGCGGTCAATACGACGCGATCGAGCAACAGCGCGGCGCTGCCGCTGACCGGACTGGCCACATTGGCCAGCGCCGCCAACCCGATCCGGTCGAGCGCGATCGACGCCGATCCGCTGACCGGGGCCATGCCGGTGCTCGCCAGGGCGGACAGCAGGACGCCGGCCAGGCTCAGGCTCGCGATGCCGCTCACCGCCGGCGGCGCGGCGGTCGCCGCCGCCGCCAGCAGCACGCGACCCATCGCGAGGCTCGCGCTGCCGGTGACCGGCACCGGCTGTTCATTTTCATAAGCGCCCGCTGCCGCCGCGGCATCGCTGCGCCGCGCGGTGCCGAGCAGGTCGAAGGGCAGCACGCCAGTGCCGACCGGAATGCGGCCATAGGCGACGTTGGTCGAGCCGGTCAGCCGCGCGTTCGATCCGCCGGCGCCGGCGGTATAGCTGGCGCCATTGAACGTCGCGGCGCCGTTGGTCGTGAACCCGACCGCATTGGGGGTCGTGCTGCTCGTCCCGATCGACGCCTTCAGCCCCGGATAATCCTGCCGGAAGTAGGGCTGGCCCGGCCCGGCGTCCTGATAGAGGCTCACCTCGCCCCGACAGCCGACGCCGTGGACATAAGACCAGTTGCCGACATGGCTCGACGCGTCAGCGAGATTTGGGATGACGCCCGCAAACCAGTCATTTTTCGTGTTGATCTGGACATGGATGTTGCCGACGAACGACTGCAGCTTGTGCGTGCGCAGGTTGCCGTTGGGCCCATCGTCATAAAGGATGTTCGAGCGCCCGGCGTTGTTCGCGCCGAGGAAGCTATTCTGCCACACGCACAGGTGCGAGACGGTGCCCGTGTCGCTGTCTCGCGATGGCCCCAGCGCGACGCTCGCCGTCGCCGACGTCCACTCAACCAGATTCTGGACGAACGCCACCCCGGTCACTGCGCCGCCCCCGGGCGACCAGAATTCGCCGGTGACCTTCAGGAAGCGATTGAACATCGTCATCGCGCCCGAAATGCGGGGCGAGATGAACCCGCACGCGGCATTGGTCAGCGCGCAGCCGAAGATGGCGAAGCCTTCGACCGAGAAGGCCGCGCTGGTGCCGCCGCCGGTGACCCCGCGGAACAGGCTGAGCGCTTGGCCCGAACTGGTCTGGAAGCACGAGGTGCCTTCCGCGTTGAGCAGCGTGATCCCGCCGAGCAGCATCAGCCGGCTGTTGCTAAGCTTGAGCCCATTATTCGCGCAGTCGAGCGTCACGTCCTGGATGGCGATGCGACCGGCCAGCGCCGTGTCCGCGTAGAGCGAGAAATTGCCCATGCGATTGAGCGTGAGATCGCGGATCGTGTAATATTTAATGCCGTCATAACCGAGATTGGCGGCGCCGAACTGCAGGATCACCGCCGCGCGCGAGGTCGACGCCGGATCGCGCTCGATGATCGTCTCGGCGTAGGTCTGGTAGGTATTGAACACATTGCCAGCGCCGAGCACATAGGCGCCGTCCTTGAGGCGAATGATGCTGCCATCGATATAGGCCGAGCCGATCGCCGCGCGCAGCTTGACATGCGCGCCGCCGATGGTGGCGCAGGGCGAGGCCGACGCGGCCGCGGCATTGGTGGACGCCACGCCGGTGCTGTCGCTGCCGCCCGTCGCGACGTAAGCATAATAGGGTGTCGACGCCCGCGTCGTGTCCTTGCGAAACATCTGCGGCACGAACCCGGCATTGTCGGCGGTTCCGGTGGCGCTGTCGAGAACCGAGCCGCTCCCGCCGAGCCAAGGATAGACCTTCGCGTTGACGGTGATCTGGCTGCTGTTCGCCAGCGAACTGATGTCGAGATTGAAGGCGTAGACCAGCACCGGGCAGGCGTCGCCGGTCGAGGTCGAGACCGTCATCAGGCTGACCGTCTGCGAGACCGTGGTGGTGCCGTCGCTGGCCGTCACGATCACGCAGGCGACGGGCCGCTTGCCACGCGCATCGCGGTGGACCGCGACCAGCTCGCCGGCGATGCTGTTGCCGACGATGCGCCGATCGCGCATCAACCACTGCGCGATCGGCTTCGGGCTGGTCTCGGTCGAATTGTTGGTGACGCCGATGATCGTGTCGGTCGAATAGACATAGTCCGACAGCGAGACCGTGGTGGCGCTCAACGAGGCCTGGTTGGGATAAGCCTGGCGCACGCGCTTGGTGAGGATCAGCGTGTCCGCATAGCTGGTCGCCCCCCCCGTCGCGTCGAAGCCTCCGCGCGAGACCGAGATGGTCTCCGGCGCGCTGTCCGGCGCGAAGGTGGGCGGCGTGCCGCTGTATTCGGCGGACCAGCCTGCTCCGTTGATCGACGCGAGCGCCATGTCGGCCTCAGGCGTTCGGCGCGGTGAAGGCGAAGCTGCTGATCGAGACCTGACCGCCCGCGACGATCGACAGGTCGGTCAGCACCAGATCGGCCGGGCCGACATAGGACCAGGTGACGCCGCCATCGGCGATCCCGGTGCCGATGCCGGTCGGGCCGCCGCTGCTCGCCGATGTGCCGGCTCCCGTCACCTGATAGATATTGCCGCCGTTCGCCCGCTGCTGACCGACCGTATAAGCGGTCGAGGCCGCCCAGGCCTGCGTCACGACACCCTGCAAATGACGCGTGGTGCCGTCGGCGGCGGTGATCTCGAAATGCCCGGCGGTGCCGGTCGCATCGGCGGCACTATCCTGCCAGCTGCCCGACAGCGCCTTGGCGCCACCCGAAGCGGCGGCCATCCAGTCGCTGGGCAGGTTCATCGTCGCCAACACGGTGCCGCTCGCGGCTGCGGCCACATTGGCGGGCGCGGCGCCGCTGCGGATTTTGAGAATGGCGGAAGCGCCGATCGTGGTCTCGATCGCGTCGAGTATGGCGTTGCGCACGGCTGTCGACAACTGCATCGTGATGATCCTTCAAATGAGAAGGGCCGCCGCATCGCTGCGACGGCCCGGTGAGGCTGGAGGTCGTAGGGTCAGTCGGCGCTTGCCGCCTTGTTCTCCAGGGCAGCCTCCGCCTTGTTCTTCGGCGCTGGCTGGGCCTTGGCTGGCTTTGTCGGTTTTGCTTCGACCCGCGTGGCGAGACCGCGCTCTTCGAGCTCCCTGGCAAACGTCTCGGAGATTTCAAACTCCTCCCCGGGGCGCAGGCTGTCCGGGCCGACCTCGCTGAGGTGCAGGCTGTCGACCGCTTTCATCTTGATGGTGCTCATCATGTTGTTCCTTTCGAGAGCGGGGCCGATACGCCAGCCCCGCTCCACTTCGGTTTTCATCAGCTGGTCAGATCGGTGATCGCTGCCGCGAATCCGCCCTTGATGAACGCGGCAGGACGATAGACCGCGAGGGCCAGGCGCTCCTCGGCAAGGATCGTCACCAGATTCTTGCGGAAATTGTCGCTGTCCTCGGTGCTGATTTCCACCCGCGCATCTTCACGGTCGAAAATCTGCGCACCCATCGCGAAGGCGCCGGTCAGGAAATTGCCCGCCGCCATCGCCTGCGTGCTCACCACCGGCAGCCCCCAAAGGCGCGCCTCGATGGTGCCAGAAGGATCGCCGATGATGTAGCGGCCCTGCGTATCCTTGGTCGATTCGATGTTGGCCCAGTCGATCGGGTTGAGGACATGCGCGGTGGCCGGCAGCTCGGCCAGCGCGGCCTGCAGCATCGCGTAGCGAAGCACATCCAGTTTGGTCGGCGTCGCGACGATCGAGGTGCCGGCCGCAAAGGCGGTGGCCTGCGTGTAGATGCCGTTGAGATTGGTGCCGGTGCCCGACCCATTGAGCAGCTGGTTTTCCTCGACAAAGGCCAGGCCATACCTCAGCCGGCCATCGACATAACTCTGCAGCATCGGCGCATCGTCGAGGATCTGACGCGTTGCCAGCACCCAGTGCGCGATCGTCGTCACCGACTGAGTGACGAGATCGAACTGGATGTCTGACTGCGGTTTGGTCGGGCCCGTCTGTTCCGACACGGTCGCCGCCGCATTGGTGAACCCGGTCTCCACCGGATACTGGATCGACGGCTGCGAGGTGCGCCCCGGGGTCAGAAGGTCGCGGATCGTCATCCGGCGGGTCAGCGGCTCGACCATCGGAGCGCGCATCGGCACCAGCAGATCACCCGCCGAACCGTCGGCAAGCGTGGTGGCCGACGAAATGATCGCCTTCACCTCGACGCCGACGCGCTGACCGGCCTTCGGATTGGCCATGAAGGACTTCACAGCTTCGTCCTCGATCACTTGGTAGCCCGCCGATTTGGTGCGCTGGGTCTCATTGCCGCCCTTGCGCGCGATCTTCTGCTCGATTTCGTCGAGACGCGCCTTGGCCTCGTTCATCCCGGCGATCGCCTGATCGGCCAGCTCCTTGCCGGTGGCGCTCAGTGGAATGCCCTTCTCGGCCTCGGCCAGCGCCTTTTCGGCGATTGCCTTGACCTCGTCGAAGCGCTTGTCGAACGCGGCCTTGGTCTCGGCCGCCAGCTCGGCGGCCGTCTTGGTTTCGGTCGTCATCTTGAAAATCCTTATTCGGAGAGATCGACGCCTTCGGCGTCGCGGAGGGCCGCCCAGTAGGCGGCAAGCGGATCGGCCTCGACCTCGGGCTCCCCCCGAAGATGCGGCGTCGCCCCGGCCGCGATTGCGGCGGCCTTGGCTTTCGAGAAACCTGCATCCCGCAGGAGACCCTCGAATTCACGAACGGTTGGCAGGCGGCCTGCATCGAGCATGGCCTTGACCACTTCCACGCGGGCGCGCTCATTGGCAGCGAACGTCACGATGCTGTTTTCCAAAAGATCGAGCTCGAGCAGGGACACGACGCCCGGCTTGCCTTCTTTCGGCTGCGCCTTGATCGTCCGGTAACCGATCGACAGACCGTCCAGTCCGCCCTCGCGTAGCAACGCATAGGCCTCGGCGGCCTTCGCCACGCTATCCTTGAACAGCCGCCCCTTAACCCAAAGGCCTTTTCCGTCCTCAGCCAGATCGTCCCACACGCCGATCGGCTGATGCGGATCGTGTTGCCACAGCATCTTGATCGTGCGCCCCGCGCGGCGGCTCTTCACCAGGCTGTCAACGAAGGCACCCGGCTCGACGATCTCGCCATAGCTGTCGACATTTCCGAACACCGAAGCATAGCCCTCGATCTGGCCGCTTTCGGTTACTGCCTTGCTGTCCAGCGCCACTGCGCTGTTCTTGGTGAGAATCATTGGACTGTCTCCGCAGGAGCGCCAACCGGGTTGGCCGCTTCGGTGATCGGCATGTTCTGCATCTGCATGCGCGGCACATCGCCGCCTTCGACCGGCGGCAGATTTTCCAGACCGCGAACCTCGTTGATCGTCATCCAGCCATTCTGAAGCGCCGAGGCGTAGAAGGTCGATCGCGCGCCGCTGTCGGCGCGCAACAGACCCTCGATATTGAACTCGATCGTGACGCCGCCCTGCCGTTCGACCTCGCTGAGCAGCTGCTGCTCCAGCGCCTGCTCGATCCTCTTCAACCGGCGCCGCAGCGTGAATTTCTGGAAGCCGAGCGTTTGTTGCTCCAGCCCGGTGCCCCAACTTGTGGCCTTGTCGGTCTGACCGATCATGTGCGGCGGTACACCGAATACGCGGCAGATTTCTTCGACCGAAAATCGCCGGGACTCCAGCATCTGCGCGTCGATCGGATTGATCGTCAGTTGCGCCCATTGCATGTCGCGATCGAGCAGCATCGGCCGCCCGTCATTGACGGCGCCGACGAACTTGCTCTGGAGCAGTTCTTCCATCTCGTTGCGCTGCGCGCTGTTCAGCGTCTCCTTGGTACTCAGCACCCCGCTGGGCCGCGCACCATTTCCGAACACAGATCCGGCGGCGCGTTCGGTCGCGATCGCCGACCCGAACGCTTGACGACACACGGCCAATGTCGACACCCCGCCGAGTGGGCCGCCGCCAAATCCCCGGATATGCAGCACCCGCGCCTGGGTTGCGATCGTCATCGATCCACAGGCGGTCCAGCTATACTCGATATCGCCATTCGACAGACGCCGGGTCTGAACAAGATCCGGCCTGATCGGCGTCAGTGAGACCAGCCTGCCGCCGCCCGCAAACTCCATTTCGGCATAAGCGTTGCCATCGAGCTCCAGGGCCGCCGCAATATATTCGAGAAAGTCGACCGCGGTCTGATCGAAATTGGGGCGATCGTGCAGAATGCGATAGAGCGGGTGATCCTTGGCCACCGACCGCTCGCCGTTCACCGTTCGATACACCATCAGCGGCAGACTGCCGATCGTCCCGGCAAGCAGGTTAACACACGCCCAGGTCGCCGAAATCCCGAGCGCCGTTGACTGCGTGACGACTTCGCCGCTGTAGCTCGGCGATGCGCCGATCGATCGCACGAGGCGAATGTCTTGCAGGCCCATGGCACGAACGATGACGGCGGCGGCCTTTTGCATGATATTCATCCGCGCAGGCTCTCGATCCACTCGTCAATTGACGGGCCCTTCGACGCTGGGTTGCGGCTCATCAGAATGACGGCATTGAAGGCGGCGATCAGCGGATCGATCTTCGCCTTACCTGCAGCCTGCTTCGTGATCAGCACGGCATTTCCTCTCTGCTCGACCTTCGCGTTGCCGACACACCAGCTCATCAGCCCCTGACCGGCATGCCAGAGGGTCCCGTCCTTCAATTTTCGTTCGGCGCCCCAGACCGCCGACGTCAGCCTGAACCCCTGCGCCACCGCTACGAGCTGCTCGTCCGCGATCCCCCGCGATGCCAGTTCCTCGACCAGCGGCACAATCCCATGCGGATCGAGGCCGATGGCACCCATCGCCGGGAGCACCCCGGCCTCTTTCAGCCGGACGATGATGTCCGCCACGCCGCGCAAATCCGCCGTCGGATCCGCGCAGCGCGTGAGCGAACCCTCGGCGATGAAGTCCTCGAGCCGACCGACGATCTCCTTGCGCCGGGCAAACACATCCTCGTGCGCCCAGGCGTGGCACCACAGCAGCCAGTCACGCGTCGTTCGGCACCGGCCGAGCACCGCCAGGCCGAGCAGATCGTCCAGTCCACCGCCATCCACACCGACGACGGCGACGTCGCACCGCTCGATCAGCGCCTCGAGCGTGATCGTTTGGTCCGCCGCATCGGGCCAGTAATCGGTGCCGACCCAGCGGTCCGTGTGGAGCGCCAAACCGATCTGCACGTTCAGATGCTGCGACGCCCAGCGGCGCTCTTCCTCTTCGCCCTTTTCCCGTGCGGTTCCGAACTCGCTGACCAGGCGATCGATCGTGATCGACTTGCCGAGATTGGGCAGCACCATCTTCCAGTTCTTCGGGTCTCGCCAAGGCTTGTCGGGCGCCACCTGCATGGCTTCGGGGAACTCGTAGAGGAGCGGCAGCATGCACACGTTGGTGATGATGCGCCCGTCGCGCACGCTGCGCGCATAATCCAGTTCGGTTTTGAACGCGCCCGCCGGTGCCTGGTCCGACTGGGTCGAGATCATCACCATGAACGCCTCAGGATTCGCGATCATGCCCCCGCGCAGCTGGCCGATCACCCGCCCGGCATCCGCCATAGATGCCATCAGGTGGACCTCGTCCAGCAGGATACCCGCAGGCTTCGATCCAGTCGCGACCTTCATGTCGAAGGTCTTGATCTTCAATTTGGCTTCGGTGACCCGATCGCGGATCGTCTTGATATGCTCCGAAACCAGAAAGCGCTTTCGCAGAAACTCGTCGGCGTCGATCATGCCTGCGGCCTGCTGGAAGGCCGTGTCCGCAACCTCCTGCGTCGGCCCGACCAGAACAAACTCGGCGCGCGGCCGCTGATTCATCAGCAGCGCGGTCAGCATGATCGCCGCGCCGCCGGTGGTCTTGGCATTTTTCTTCGGCACCAGCGCGAATATCTCGCGCACGTGACGCATACCGTCCTCGTCGAGCGATCCGAAGATCGCGCGCACGACGTCGCGCTGCCACTCTCCCGCCGCCTCGCCCAGCGTGGGCTGGCCAGGGACGTCGGGCAGCCGCAGCCGATTGAAGATCGCGACTGCCCGCGCCGCCTCGGCCTCGTTGATCGAGGCGAACGGGACCAGCGATTGCCCTTTGGTCAGACGCTCCACCCAGTCCGGGCAGGCGAAGGACGCGATCAATGCGTGGTCGGACCCAGCAGTCCGCCCCATTCACCTTCACCCGAAGCCGAGCGCGCGTCGACGACGGCCTGCTCTTTTTTGCCGAGCTTTGGCTTGCGATCCTGTTTCACTATCCGCTGTGGCACCGCCAGGTCGTGCCGGTCGAGGCGCTTGAACAGCTTGTCGATCGCCGTGACGTTGCCCTTGTCGACCTCGGCGAGGAGCGCCGCAAAGAGCTTGCCTTCCAGGCGTTGGCGCGCCTCGAGCCGCGAGCGCAGCTCGCGAAAATAATGCTTCCGCAAAGTCGGCGGCGTGATCGACAGCGCGGCGGCGATCTGTTGTTCGTTCTTGTCGAAGGCCGCTAACACCATGACTTTACGGCGATTTTCGGACGTCGGGATGTGCGCTGGGCGACCACGACGGCCAAGCCCCTCCGGGATCGGATCGCCCAGCAGGTCCAAATCCCAGTCACTCACAAAAAAAACCTCCAGATGGTTATGGTGGTGGTGTGGAAAGGGTCACCCTTTCAGACTTTTCACCACCCCCCGGCACTATGGGCGCGTCGCGTGCTCCTCGCGCTGCTTCGCGCCCGAGTGGCAGGTCGCACACAGCGTCTGCAGATTGGCTTCGTCCCAGAACAACGCGGCATCGCCACGATGCGGGCGCTTGTGATCGGCCACCAGCTTTGATGGCCTCGCCTCGATCAATCCGCAGCGCTGACATGTGAAGCCGTCGCGCACCAACACGGCCCAGCGCAGCGCCTTCCACGGCGCAGTGTGATACCAGCGCCGCCAGGGCCGCTGGTTGCGCACCTTGTCGCGCTCCCTGCTATTGCCCGCGACAAACAGTCGACCGGGCGGCAGCGACTGCAGCAACGGCGGCAATGCTTTGAGACGGCCCATCATCACCACCACAAACAGATCGGGCGGCGAAAGCCGAGGCCATCGCCGCCCGATCATTGGGACACAAGGAGAGGAAAGCCGGTTCGGTATGCACACCCAACCCCAGCCTGCTGAGTTATAGCCTCAAAAAGCTGCGCAGACGGACAAGAAAAATTCGCATCAGTGCGAATTACTCACCTTGACAGGTTGCTCATAGGATTTCCGCCGATTTAACGAGTGGGCGATCAGACTGATCCCACGCGAAAAGCGCTTGCGCAGCGCATCTGGCGATCCATCCCACGCCATCGGCGCGCGAAGATCGGCCCAGTCGACATGCGCCTGCCCGGTCGAGAGCCGCGCCAGCGCCAGGCCGATCAGCTTGCGATCGCCGGGCCGGATCAGGTCGAGCCAGCCCAGCGCCTCGTTCATCCGGTCAACCTCGCTGGCCCGCAGGCCGAGCCGCACCGGCGCATCCTCCTCATAGCGCCCGATCCGCTCCGGCACCGTCTGCGTCCACGGGCCGTCCTTGGCGTGCAGCCGCATCCAGGCCGCCTCGCGGTCGGGCATCCGCCGCAGCAACGACCATGCTTCGACCAACCGCTCGATCACCAGATCGAAGCTCCATGCCGCCTCTGTCACAACCCTGTTCATTCTCTTTCTTTACCTATTTTAGTTAAAAGGAGGGTTACGGACGGTTAGTAGTGTTGACCTACGCACACACACACAGGCGCACTAGCTCTCGACTGGCAATCAACTCTCCGGACTGTCCGGACTGTCCGTAAACGGCTGATCTGCGTGCTTCGCGCTACGGACAGTTTACGGACAGTCGGAGGGTTTCAGAGCCATAGAGCGCGCATTTTTGCACTTGACGAATGACCCCGATTTTGCATCCGAAACGCCGCGCGGCGAAAGCACGGACGGTTCGGCCAAACTGTCCGTAAACTGTCCGTATGCGGCGCATACCGCGCCGGGGCTCAAAGCGGCCGATCATCGTCGTCATCCTTCCACACGTCGCCCGCCAGCGGTAGCGACCCGACCGCGCGCAGCTGCGCCCCGCGACGCCGCACCCGGCCGCCGCCATCTTTCGGGCCTTTCAGTATCTGCCGGTCGCCGAGCGCGCGCCCGAACGCCGTCTGCCCCATCACCTCGCGGTCCGATGCGCCATTGGCCTCGCACCATCGCTTGTAATCGTCGAACAGATCGGCGGCGGCGGTCAGCACATTGGGATCGCTGGTATCGACCCGCTCGGCCATCCATTCGCCGAACGGATTGGCCGCGCGCCGGTAATCCTCGATCGCCTCGGCCACCTGGCGCGGCGGGTCGAGCCGACCGCGCGTCAGCCAGCGCTTGAGCCCTTCCAGGCACCAGTTGAGGATGCCGCTGAACTCGGGCCGCAACCGATCCTTGATCGTCTTGTCGATCGCGTCGCCCTTGAACTGGTGCTGGAACAGCACGATCAGGATGCGCCGCCAGATCCCGTCGTCATCGCCAGAGATGCGCGGCCGACTGTTGCATTCCATGATCAGCAGCCCACGCGGCACATATTCGAACGGCGCGCCGTGCAGCATGCGCACCGTGATTGCGCTGCCGCCGGTGAATTGTTTGACCCGCGATTCGTCGATCGCCTGCCCGCGCTTGGGCTCGTCCAGCGACACGAAGCGCACGTCGCCGGCGAGCCGCGCCAGGTCCGGGGTGGCGTCCCCGCCGGAGCGCATCGCCCCGGCGAGGAAAGTCTGAACATCGGCCTTGACCGCATAGCCGCCCATCATCTCGCGGATCATGTCCATTGCCGTCGATTTGCCGTCGCCGCCCTTGCCCTGGAGCATCACCATCGCCTGTTCGGTGCGGATGCCGGTCAAAGCATAGCCGCATATCTCCTGCACGAAACCACGCACCCCCGGATCGGGCAGCACGGTCTCCATATGTCGCTCGAAAGCGGGGCATACCGCCCCGGGGTCATAGTCGCAGGCCAGCGCGCGCGTCATCAGGTCGCCGGGGTCGTGCGCCCGCGACTCGACTTTCCAGCCCATGGGCGACTTGCGCAGCCGGATCGTGCCGTTTCCCGCATTGATCGCCAGCAGGTCGGCGTCGAAGCGCTCGCGCGGCACCGTCAACAGGTGCGCGCCCTGGGCGAGCATCGCGTGCGTTTTTGCGGCCATGCCGCTGGTCACCGCCCATTTGCGCAGGTCGAGGATGCGGTTCTTGCGCACCTCGGCCGAGCACCAGGGGCCGAAGCGTTTGGCCAGGTCGGCGTCCGCGATCTCGCCCAGCGCCGCGATCTCGCCGCGGATCGATCGCGCCACGTCATGCGCCGCGATCGAGGCGAGCCGCGCCCCTTCCTCGACTGACCAGCGCACCCCGTCATAGGCCACCCAGCCCCACTCGGCCACATAGGCCAGCGTGCCACCATAGCGCGCCGCGAGGCGTTCGGCATTGCCGATATCGTTCATTTCCTTCCACGCCAGCGCGATCGGGTCGATCGTCGCGATCGCCGTCGTGGCCGCATCGCCCCTCAATTCCATCACAGCCTCAATGCACGCGGTTCGATATGGCCCAGCCCAGCGCCTCGGCCAGCTGGAGATCCTTTGCGCTCGCCTTCCTGGCTGGTGCCGGCGATGCCCCCGCCGCCGCCGCCGTCGCCGCGATCAGCCCGGCATCGCGCGCCTGGTCGAGCAGCGGATCGAGCCCGCCCCCGCCCGCGCCGACGATCTGGCCGTAGAGCGCAACCAGCGCGTCCAGAGTGTCCCAGTCCTTGTCCGGATCGGCGCGCCGCTTGATGATCGCCTGAATCGCCTCGACATTATAGCCCGCGCCCTTGGCCTCGCCGCGCAGCTCGGCCAGCATGGCGCTGATCTCCTTGCGCTCCTCGATCAGCCGCTCCATCCGCTCGACATAGCTGCGCAGCTGCTCGGCCGCGTGCGATCGCCGCGCCGGGCGATCGGCGTCGCGGGCTGGCGGCACATCAATCACCCGGTCGGGCAGTGCCTCGGCGCTGGGCGACGGATCGACCGTGATGACCTCGATCCCGCGATCACGCTCGCGCGGTTCGTCGGTCACCGCCTTCGCGCGCGCGCGATCCGTCACGACCGACGAGGAAGACCGATCATATTTGCCCTCGTTTGCATTCCACGGACGATCACCCATCGCAGGTGGCCCGCACGTCAGCCGCATTGGTGTTGTCGGTCATTGGTCAGTTGCTTCGATCCTGGCGAGGGTGTCGTTGAAATCCATCGTCACCGGCGGTCGGATCGCCTTGACCGACGTCGCCCCCGCGTGCCGCCAGTGTTGGCAGGCGATCGATCCGCACAGCGCAGCGCGTTCGAGCGCGCCCAGCATCCTCTTGCCGCGCACCGCCCCGCGCACCGCCTGCACCAGGCGCTCGATCGGCTTCATGTCCGCATCGACCAGGATGATCACCGCGCCCGGCTCGGGCAGCACGAATGGCGGCCGTTGCAAATCCGCCATCGGTGACCACAGCTTGATCGCCCCCATCGCATCGCGCCCGATCCCGCCTTGCAGATTGTCCAGGCTCAGCGTCGCCGCCGCTCGCACCGGCACGCCGCGCCTGAAATAGCCCTGGGCCACGGACCACACTGTCTCGATCCCCTCGCCGACCAGCAGCGGCCGGTCGCGGGCCGCGTGCGGCAATCCCGCAAGCCACACCGCATGGCCGCTCACCGGGCCCCACATTTTCCGCGTCGGCCGGGGCGTCCCGTCCGGATAGGCGGGCAGCGACGCCTTCGCCCGCCCGTCCGCCGCCAGATAGGTCGCATGCACCCCGCGCACATGCCCGTCGGCGTCGCGCATCGGCGCGATCATCGCTGGCAGGGTCAGCCGCCCGCTCCCGGCTGCGTCATGCGCGGCCCAGGGCGCGTGTACCGCGCGCGGGTGGAAACGCAGCCCGTCAAGCCCCTCGGGCAGCGCCTGCGGATCAAGCGCGCGCGCTCGCAGCCAGGCCTCGATGATTTCGCCGCGCGCCGGGACAGACGTCTGCCACAGCCACCGACCGACCGTCGCCGACGTCACCAGCTCCGGCGCGTCACGGCGCGGTGGCCCCGGGCGCTCGACCGGCGGCGCCGCGACCCGCGCCTCGACGGCCAGCAACCCGCCGCTGTCGAGCCGCCGCACCGCCTCGCGGAAATCGACCCCCTCGGTCTGCATGACGAACTCGATCGCATCGCCATGCGCCCCGCAGCCGAAGCAATGATAATAGCCCTTTTCGTTCGACACCGTGAAGCTCGGTGTCTTTTCGTTATGGAACGGGCAGAGACCGCCAAACGCCCGCCCGGTGCGGCGCAGCTTCACTCGTCGCGCGACCAGCTGCTCGAGCGAGACGCGCGCGCGTATCTCCTCGAGCCTGTCAGCACCGATCCGGGCCCACCCGGCGCGGCGGCGCAACTGCTCGATCTCCAGCGACGATCCACGCGCCTCCAGCGCGGAGACGAACAGGCTCTTCCAGTGATAGGCGGTGGTGAATGGCACGCCGAGATCGGCGGCGGCGCGATAGACCGACAGCCCCGCGATCAGCTTTTGCTCGAACGCGCGCCGCTGTTCGAGCAGCGCCGCTTTCGCGCCCATCACGCCGCCTCCGCCGCTGCGCCAGGCACCATGTCGGCCTCGGCCTCCGCGCCGACCCCGAAGCTCAGATAGGGCGGCACCCAGCTTTTCGCCCGCTCGGCCAGCTTCCAGGCCTGCTCCGGCGACACGATCTTGGTCAGCAGCGCCCGGTCGCCCTCGCCGAAGATCGCCGCGCACCGGGCGGTCAGGCCGTCATTGTCCAGCTTCTGCGAATCGCGGGCGATCGCCGGGTCGAGCGCGTCCAGCGCCGCGAGCCGGTGCTTCCTGGGCAGGTTCGCCCAATAGGCCGCATCGGGCGTCCAATAGGTGCGGACCGCCGCGTCGGTCAGCCCGATATGCGCGGCCAGCGCATCATGCACCGCGCTGGCATGACCCGGCGCAGCGAGCGACCGCGCCAGGATCAGCCCGGCCGCATAGCGCATCCACTGAAAGCGCGCCTCGCCCGGCAGCGCCACGAACTGCCGATAGCCATCCGCCGCGTCGTCCGTATCGATCCAGCTGCGATCGAGTGCGCCGAGCAACGTGTCGACGATGCAGTGGGCGGGCTGCGCGATCAGCTCGGCATGATCCGCCAGCGCCTGGTCGGTCACCACCGCGCCGGCCATCCCGCTGCGCTTGGCCAGCCCCAGGCCAACGACCGCGCGCACGATCGCGAAGGTCAGATAGTCGCCCGCCCAAACCGGCCCGGCCAGCACAGCGGCCTGCAGGATATTGCGGCGGTGCGCGCTCATCAGCTCGATCCCGGTCTTGCTGAGGCCATGATCGCGCTTGATCGCCGCCTCGGACGAAATATGGCTCTCCCTGGGCGTCGGTGCGCCCGCCGTCGCAGCCGCCTCGAACTCGGTCGGATTGTCCGGCGACCAGTCCGCCGGCACATGCCGCACCGCATGAGCATCGATCATGAACCGGCCCGTCCGCTCGTCGAGGCGTGGCCGCGCGATCAGCTTGCCGTCGACCGCTGGAAAGGTGAAACCGCTCTCGGTATCCTCGATCGTCTCGATCGCGTCGTCGATATCGTTGAGCTGGTCATCGAGCGCTGACGCCTTGCCCTCGTCCTCCGCGTTGAGCAGATCGCCCTCCGCGTCGCAAAGCGCATCCAGCGCCGCGCGGATCTCGGCGGCCCTGGCCTTCAAAGCCTCGACCCTGGCCAGCGCCTCGCCGGTCAAGGGCTCGCGCTCGGCCGCTACATAGCTGCCGACGCCATAGGCGATCGGCTCGTCGACCAGCTCGATCTGCGGCAAGGCGTCGCGCAGCCTCTCGAACGCCTGGGCCTTCCGCTCGGCGAACAGCCGCGCCAATATGTCAGGATCCAGCACCCGCGCCCGATCCATATCGTCGAACAGGTCGATCTCGATCCGACCGCCCGCCGCCTCATAGCGTTCCCTTCCGACCGCGCGCAGCTGCACATTGAGCGTATGGCTGTCCTTCCCCGCGATCAGGCCGTTGATATTGTGTGGATAGCGCGACCGGGACGGGATCTGCTGATAGGCCGCCCACGCCTTGGCCTGCAGAGCCTGGTCGGCGGTGGCGGCGAAATTGCGTGCCTCCTCCTCCTTCAGCGCCCCGCTCTCGAACGCCGCGAGCAGGTCGGGGTGCAGATTGCCCAGCCGCAGCAGCTGCCCCACCCGCCGCGCCGACACCCCGAAATGCTCGGCGATCGCCGCCTCGCTCGCGCCGGCATCGGCGAGCCGGGCGAAGGCCGCATATTCCTCGTGCGGCTTCAGCGGCTCGCGCAGGATATTCTCGGCCAGGCTAATCTCGACGATCTCCGCCGCGTCGCTCTCCGGCCGGACGACCACCGGCACCATGTAATTCTCGCCGATCTTCAGCTCGTTCGCCAGCTCGCGCAGCGCGCGATAGCGCCGACCCCCGGCGATCACCTGATATTTGGCCTTCGCGCCCTTCGCCCCCTTCGGCGGCGCCGTGACGCTGAGCGGCGCCAGCACCCCGCGCGCCAGGATCGACGCTTTCAGCCCAGGCAGCGCCGGGTCGGGCCGGTCGCCACGCACATTCGCTTCAGCGACGCACAGCGTCGCCAGCGTTACCGAAGTCTGCTCCGGCACCACCTTGTCGGTCGCACTCATGCTGTTTCCCTTCCTTGCCTGGCGTCCGCCTCGTCCTCGCCGGCGAGCCCGGCTCTGATCGACGACGCGAGACCTTGGATCAGCGCGGCTGCGGCGCTGGCGAACTCACGATCATGCTGGTTCGGATTGATCGGCGCTTCCCACGCGGCGCGGGGACGCGGCCCGGCGCGCCCCATCACCGCACCCCCTGCGGCCGCGCGGTCGCGCGGCCCTTGCCAATCATCGTGATCACCCGCAGGTCGCGGCCCGGATGCGCGCCATAGAGCGCGCTGATCTTGATCAGCCCGGCATCCTTCAGGCGGATCAGCTGGTAGGCGGCCTGGTTGCGATCGCGCAGCCCCGCCAGCGCGGCGAGCCGGTGATTGGACGGACAGACCACGCGGCCGCGCGCGAGCCGGTCGAGCAGCTGGTAGAGCGCCTCCGCCTCCCGCCCCAGCGTCGCCAGTGGCACCGGTTCGCTCGGCGGATCGACCGCCGGCCGCTGCAACCGCACCTGCGGTCGCGCCGCGCTCGAGCGACGCTGCATCACATATTCGGGCGCACCGCCGACACGGCGCTGGAACAGCAGCACCTCGCCATCATCGTGCAGCGCCTGCACCGCCGCCTTGGTCGGCCCCTGGGGCAGCATAGGCGCGCGCGCATAGACGAAGCGGTCGCCGATCTGAGCGCGCTCCATCCACGCCTCGATCTCGGCCACCTCCGCCGTCCACGCCGTCACGCTCTCGCTCAGCATCAGCCCTGCGCCACCCGGCTGTTGACCTGGGCCAGCGCCGCCTGCAGCGCGATCGACGCGGCCACACTCACGCGCAGCGCGACGCCCAGGCCGTGGATTTCCACAGCATCGCCGTCACGCACGGCCGCGAACAGCGGCCCGGCGGGCGTCTCGCCCAGCACGCCTTTCGCACCGTCATCCGCCAGCGCCTTGGCCTCGACCGCACCGGCCGCCAGCGCGGCCACCGCGCTTTTGTCAGCCGGCCACAGCCCGCGCCGGTGAAAATCGGCCTCCCTCACCGCCCCCCGCGTCGCGCGCCCGATGCCCTCTGCGGCTTCGCTTTCGGGAATCACCTCGCCCTGCAGGATGCGATCGATCATCGTCTGCGGCACGGCGTCATAGAGATCGGCCAGCGCGTCGCCGGCATCGATCATCCACAGGCCGAGCCGCTCGACCCCCCGGCTCGCGCCGCGCGGGATCTGCCACACCCGCGCCGCCTGTCCCGCGCGCACCAGCGCGCCCATCGCGATAGTCATCGATCATCCTCCGCTCGTTGGGCTAGGGCGGCGCGCAGCTGCACCGCAATCTCGATCAGTTCGTCGGCATCCTTCAGCCGCCCGCGCGCTTCCGCCGGCGAGACGTCATTGTCGTCGGCCAGGTCGCCCGCGATGCCGCTGATCGTCTCTCCCGCCTCGCGCGCCAGCTCGGCGACGAAGCGGCTCCACTTGGTCGCGGGACGATAGGGATCGGGCAGCGCGATCAGCGCGAACCCCGCCTCGGCGGCGAGCGCGCGCGTGACATGCGGATAGCCCGGCTCGGCCCGCGCCACCGCCTCCAGCGCCGCGATCACGTCGATCGGCGCGAACACATCGCTGTTGCGCTGGCCATAGGTCGAAATGCGCTGCTGCCCGCGCCCGCACGATGCGGCGGCGCCCTCCTGGCCACCACAGGCCGCCACCAGATCGCGCATCGCCGCCTTCAAACGCAGCGCGCGGGCCGAAAGCGTGACGCCGCTCATGCCCGCGCCGCCTGGGGCGTAGTCTCGCCGTCGATACGCGCCGACGGCGGGGTCGGCGGCGGGCTATCGGTGACGGCATGATCAAGCGGATCGACCAACCCTGCCCGGACCGACTCGATCAATGCGACGTCGGTATTCAGCGACGCGGCCGGGATACGGCCACCGGAAAGCGCCTCGATCGCCAAGGCGACCTTCACCGAGCAGCGGCCGCCACGCTCGATCAAAGAGACATTCCCCTTGCTCGCAAGGCCGATCGCGAGACCGAAACCCTCGAGCGACAGATCGAGTTCGCGACGGAGCTCAGCGATGGTGATTGCGTTCGTCATGGCGTCTTGTTTCAAAAAACGAAACTCGTTGTCAAGCGAGATCGTTTCAAAAAACGCTGCCGACTTTCATTTTGTCAGTTTCTATAATCGCAACATGGCAAGCCGTGCGCCCTTCGACTGGTTTCTGCCGCAGTGGATGGCGACGCTCGACATCACCCATGCGAGGCTCATGGAGCTGACCGCCTGGGACAAGCGAAAGACGAGCCAGCTGATCAATGGCAAGCAACCGTTCAAGCGCGACTCGTTAAGCGACGCGGCCTACGCGCTTCACCTCGCCCCATATGAGTTGCTGATGCATCCGGATGATGCGATGGCGCTGCGTCGTATGAGAGAATCCGCACTGCAGATCGCCGCCGAAGCACATGACGAATATCGTGCGGAGCCGCGCGCGGGCAACGCAGCTTGAAGCGATGTCCTGAATGCGATGAGCAGATCCAGCGGCGGGCGATCGTCTGCCGCTTTTGCTCCTATCGCTTTCCACCGGAGCACAAACCGCCGTTTCAATGGGGCGGTCTCGCTATCGTCGCAGGCTTGGCCTTGCTGCTCTGGGTGACCTCGTCCTTGCGTAGCACGTCACCAGACAGCGCGCAGGTCGCTCAACCCGCCGCGATCGCTGCTATTCCAGAAGCGCCGATCAACGATCCCAAGAAATGCGAGAAAATCATCCGCGTCGTAGAGCGACGCGGCATTGTCAGATCAAGGCCCGACATTGACCGGGTCGATGTGGACGAGCTGCGGTGGTTGATGCTGCCGGCTCAGGAAAAGTCGGTGGTGCTCCAGATGCTCTACTGCGCGGCTCATCGCGGTCGTTCGATTGCCCAGGGCGAAAGGCTCGATCGGGCCGTCGTCTATGGCTGGCGCTCCGGCAAACGCCTCGCCATGATCGGCCGGGCAGGGATCACATACGACTAAATGGAGTTTCATTTACCGAAACAAATTGCTTGACTTCTAGTTTCGAATTTTGAAACAATGCGCCCCGTCACCGACGGAGAGCGCCATGCTACCCTTTTCCGACCTTCACCCTGCCTGGTGCCACTGCGCCAGCTGCGAACCCTATATCCCGGCTGATCGGTCGCGTCGCGACCAGGCTCAGCTGCGCTTCCTCGCCGCCGCCGGCCTCGCGCTCGCGATCGCCGTCACCGCCTGGGTGCTGGCATGAAAGCAGTGGCTCGGACTGATGATCGAGATCGGCGCCGGAGCGGTGCGATGAATCCGGAACCCGAAGCGCCGCCCGAAACACTCGTGCGCATGTATAAATATCGGGCCTTCCCGCCCAAATCTGGCCGCGCTGCCTTCGCCCAGGCAATTGCCCTCAAGCGCGCGATGTGGGCCGATCTGTGCGCCATGCATCCACCCTTCGCCGAGAAAATGGCGGAGGCGCGCAAGGCCAAGGATCAGGACGCGCTGTCTGCCCTCCGCCGCGATCGCACGGCGGCCATCGCCGACATCCGGCGCGGCTATGCCGAGTGCGGCCTGGCCTGGGGTGATTACAACGCCGTCGTTTTTCAGTTCGAGGGCGCGGTGCGGGCGTCGGCGGCGCGTGGTGCGATGCCAGCCGCGCATGATGGCGCGCTGGGTGAGGCCGTGGTCCGCCAGCTGATGGGCACCGTGCGACCGCATCACCTGCTGTCGCGCAACGATGTCTGCATTGAATATCTGGAGCCGAACGAGCGGGAGCGGACGCGCAAGCCGGGGTCGCACCGCTCGAAATGGCGCACCGCGCGCATGGACTTCTCGATCCGCACGGATCGCAATGTCGAAGGCCCGGCCTCGATGGTGCTGGAGTTCATCCTCCGCCGCCCGCTGCCCGCCAACGCGCGGCTGGTCGAGGTGCGTATCCTGCGCGAGACACGTCCGATCATCCGCCAGGACGGATCAGCGGGCGAGCGGGAGCAGTGGTATGTGTGCTTTGCGGCGCGGATCGAACGTCCGCAGCGCGCCGGAGACCGCGCGATCGGCGTGGCGCTCGACTGGTCCGGGGCCGGTGACGATGGCACGCACGCGCTGGTCATCGCCGACGATAGCGGGCGCAGCCGAGACATAGTGTTCGGCGAGGATCATCTCGCCGCCTGGGCGCGATCGAAAGAGATGTTCGCCGACGCCGACGCTGAACCGGATGCGGCGCTGGCCGCAGCGAAGCGCAACGAAGCGTTGATCTATCGGCGGCGGTTGGAGGTCGAACGCCGCCTGCGCCACCGGACGCTGGCGGCGCAGATCGCGCGCGACGGCGATATTGTCGGCATCCAGAAAATCTGGTTGGCGGAGAAAGGCGTCAAGAACTTCACCGCGCCCGCCGCCTTCCGGCTCGCACTCAAGCACGCGGTCGAAAATGCGGGTGGGCGAATTGTCGAGGTGAAGGCCGCGAAAAAGGACTTTGCCGGGTCCGCAAAAAAGCTGGCCCACCACCTCCGCATCGAGGCGAAGGCCGCAATTTTGGCCGGGCAGAATGATGACTTTTCAGAGGCCGCAGAATGACTTGCGATCATATCCGTTTCTCTGCGCCTGCGTCGGGGCGATGCCGACACCCCGCCCGCTGCCCGCCAACGCGCGGCTGGTGTTTCTCTGCGCCTGCGTCGGGGCGATGCCGACACCTCCCGGCGACCCGGCGACCTCCGAATTCTGTTTCTCTGCGCCTGCGTCGGGGCGACGCCGACACCCTGCCGGCCGGCAGGCTGACTGGACTGTGGGTTTCTCTGCGCCTGCGTCGGGGCGATGCCGACACCTGCGCCGGTTCTCGGTGCCACCGCGCGCGAGGGACGGCACATCATGATATCTGACCGTCCCCGCTGGGCCGACCATTGGCCCCAGCTCGCCCGCGTCGCAGCGCGCGCGGCCCAGGCGCGCGAAGGCCGCGAGGATTATTCCGCGTGGCGCGCGATCGCGGCCGACTGGCAGTTCGTCATCAGTCATCGTCGCCCCGACGCGCCGGCCATCCCTGCAGAGGCCCGCATCGCGGCGATCGCAAGCGCCGTGACACGCGCGCGCGCCGCGCTCGCCAAGGCAGGCGTCGACTATGGGTCCCTCCAGACCACCGGCCGCGATGCGCTTGAGGGCGCGATCGGCCTCATGGTGATCAAGGTCGAGGCACTCGACACACTGCTCTGGCACGAACGCCAGATCCGCTTCGGGCGGCCGATGGTGCTGTTCCTCAGTCACATCAACATCATGCTCGGTGCCAGGTCGGCAGAACAGCGCGAGGCCGCGTGATGGCCGCACACGCTGCCCGCTACGCCACCAAGGCCAAGATCGAACATGCCGTCGCCGCCGCGCGTGCCTGCGGTCTTGATCCCGCCGGGATCGAGATCACGCCCGACGGCGCGATCCGGGTTGTCGAGGCGCGCGCGAGCCCCCAGCCTGCGCGATCGGATTTCGACCGATTCGAGGCAGAGCTTTAATGGCCATCCAGTTTATCAGGAGCGCGCGTCGGGGGAAGCCGATCACCTGGTATGTCTATGCGTTCAAG